CGTGGGGCCCGGGCGAGCAATGTCATCAACTGCCGGTGTGCGATGGACTTTGAGCGGGAGGGATAAGCCGTGGCGGGTCAAGCGAACCTCGACATCTATCAGGGCGACGACTACGCAGCGGATGTGACGGTGCTGAACGCCGATGGCTCGGCGGCGGACCTTACGGGCTACACGGCACAGTCACAGATACGGGCCGCGTTGAGCGATGCGTCGCCCACGGCGACCGCACAGTTTGCGGTAGCGATCGCGGGCAACGTCATCACGCTGATGCTGTCTCACGACGAGACCAAGGCACTTACGAGCGCATCGTATGTTTGGGATCTGCAAGTTATCGATAGCGGCGGCTGGATAACTACGCTCTTAGCGGGCGCGGTAAAGGTGACTAAGGAAGTTACTAAGTTGTACGGGCCAACGCGCGTGGCGATCGCGAAATAAAGACAATGGCGGGGATTAACTTCGACTTCACGGCCGGCACGCTTCCGGGTGGTATCGCCTTCACGCGCAGCACTACCGGCACGTATAATTCGAGCGGCGGCATCCTGACGGTCGCCGCCATCAACGCGCCACGCTTCAATTTTGTTGGTGGGACCGCGTGCCTGTTGATCGAGCCGGCCGCGACGAATCTCCTGTTGCAGTCGAACAATTTCTCGAATGCAAGCTGGTTCCTGTTCAACGGCGCGGCGGCTACGGCTGCGCAGTTCGTTTCGCCGGATGGAACCAACAACGGCTGGTCGATCAGCAGCGGTACAGGATTTGCGGGTCCGCAGCAGTTCCTCACGTTCTCGAACGTACTGCAAACGGTGTCGGTATGGGTCAAGCGCATCACGGGAGCGGCTCCGCTGTCCATCCAATTAAACAACGTAAATACCGGCGACTTAGTCACCAGCACGACGCTAACGCGGTTTGCGCGGGCGATGACGCCATCTGCTGGCGCCGCCAACGCCTCTTTCTTTGTCGATGATGTATCGGGGAAGGTCAACGGCTTCTATGGAGCGCAGTTGGAAATCGGGCCGGTGGCCACGTCCTATATCCCAACCACCACGGCAGCGGGCGCCCGCGCTGCCGACTCGGCCACGTTCACGATCCCTGCGGGCGTTTCGCAACTGACCTTCAAGTTCGATGACAACTCGACGCAGATCGTCGCCGCGACGCCGGGAAGCTACACGATCCCGACGAACCTCAACCGGGCCAACATCAAGACCATCGTGGGGCCGCAGGCCGCTGGCAGAGTTGCCGCCCCGTCGGATTTGGAGGGGCTGGGCGGCGTGGGACAGATGCGGGTGAACAGGCTATGAAGCTCTCGATTAAGGCCGGAAGCGCATCGCAATCGCTCAATATCTTCGTGGCGGATTCGTCCAGCACGACGGGCGCGGGCTTGACCGGCGTTCTGTTTAGCGCGGCGGGACTGACGGCGTTCTATGCGCTGCCACGCGCGACGCCGGTATCGATCACCCTGGCGACGCTCGCGGCGGTGACGTCGGCGTACAGCTCGGGCGGGTTCAGGGAGATCGACGCGACCAACATGCCGGGGTGGTACCGATTCGACGTGCCCGATGCGGCGCTGGCCAGCGGACGGTTTGTGAGCCTGCATCTGAAGGGCGCGAACAACATGGCGCCGCTGCCGATCGAAATCCAACTGACGGCATGGGACAACCAGGATGCGACCCGCGGCGGGCTGGCGAATCTCGATGCTGCCGTCTCGACGCGCTCGACGTATGCGGGCGCGGATACGGCGGGCACGACGACGTTGCTCTCGCGCCTCACGGCGCCGCGCGCTCTGGCGCTCGATTTTCTCGACGCCGCCGTAAGCGGCGTCCCTGCGTCGGTGTGGGCTGCGACCACGCGCACGCTGACTTCGTTCGGTACGATGGCGGCCGACGCCGCGGCGGCGGTTTGGGCAGCGGCGGCGCGCACGTTGACGTCGTTCGGGTTCCCGGTGGTTGCCGCGAATGTGTTGACCGCGGGCGAGACGGCCGACGCCGTGTGGGACGAGCCAGCGGCCGCGCATGTGGTGTCCGGTTCGACTGGCGCGGCGCTCGCCGCTGCGGCGGCCGGCGGCGGTGGCTCAACGGCTGATCCCGTCGCGATCGCTGAGACGTTGCTGAAGCTCGATTGGACCACTGTTGTGGGCGAAGCGAATCGGTCGGTGCTCAGCGCGCTGCGCACGCTGCGCAATCGCGTCTCGATCGCGGACAACGGCGATGGGACGGGCACGATCACCGTCACGAAAGAGGATGACTCGGCGGTCGCCTGGACGGCGGTGTGTGTGTTCGATGGCGCGGCGCGGCCGATCTCGGGAGTCGATCCGGCATGATCTTTCTGTTGTGGAATCGCGGCGGCGGCGTGCGTGCCGGAAACGTCGTTCATCTGCACGCGACCGTGAAAGAAAGGCCGAAGTTTTCGGCGACGTTGGCGGTCAAGCAATTGACCGGGCGGGCGCTGCAGGCGGACGGAAGCCTGAAGCCGCCGAAGCCGCGGCGCGGCGTGCGGCCTGGTGTGGGGGAGGAATAAGAGCATGAAGGGCAAGCGGGGAGATCGGCCAGGAACGGACGAAAAGATCGTCGACACTGCGGTGTCCGACGCTCCGAGCGCGGCGGCGGCCACGTCGACCGCGTCGACGACGCTCAAGACGTACGAGAACATCGTCGTGACGGAAGAAGTGAAGCACGTCTTCACATCGCCCGAACTCGCCGCGATCGCCGATCAGATGGGCACGGCGGCGGCGCGCGTCTATCAGATCGAGAACGAGAAGACCGAGCAGGCCGCGCACTATACGGCGCTGCTGAAAGCCGCGAACCGAACGCACGCCGAGCTGGTCGCGAAGTTCAATCTTCGCTACGAAATGCGCGACGTGGAATGCCGGGTCGAGTGGGACAAGCCCGAGTCGGGGTGCAAGTCGTTCGTCCGCATCGATACTGGCGAGAGCATTCGCGAGGTGCGCATGACCGAGGGCGAAAAGCAGCGGGCGTTCGTGTTCGATCCGGGGGACGGGAAGCCGCAATGACGGAAGAGTGCAGATGTGATTGCGCGAGCTGCGTTGCTGGCGATCATCAAGGGTGTTACTACTGGCCGCGGGACCTATGCTGTCCCTATCCGCGAACTCCGGCGACGGGAAGCCGCAATGAATACGGATTATCACGGATTTGTCCTGCTTAGGCGCCTAAGGAAAACAAATCCGCAATAGGAGGTCACGATGTCCGAAACGAAGCAATTCTCTTGCGCGTTCCAATTTAAGGAACTCGACGACGCGGGCCAGTTCGATGGCCATGCCGCCGTGTTCAATAACGTAGACCTCCAGGGCGATCGCATCGATCCGGGCGCGTTTGCAAAGACGCTGCAGGCCACGGGCGGTAAGTGGCCGATCCTGATGGGGCACATCATGTCGCGCGTTGTCGGCTTCTCGACCTCTGGCGAGGAAGACGCGAAGGGCCTCAAGGTCGCCGGCGAATTCACGCTCGATAGCGACGAAGGGCGCAACGCGCACGCGATCGCCAAGCACGCAGCGCGCGTCAAAGCGCCGCTCGGTCTGTCGATCGGCTATGGCGTGCGCAAGAACGGCGCGGACTACAACGAGGGGACGGGCGTGCGCACGCTCAAGGACCTCGACGTTTACGAATTCTCTCTTGCCGCGGTGCCTGCGAATCCGCGGGCGCGCGTCGGGCGCGTCAAAGCGGCCGGCGAGCGGTGGACGGTACGTGAGTGTGAGGAGATCCTGCGGGATGCCGGATTTTCCGCGATCGAGGCGAAGGGCCTCATATTCAGTCTGAAGGGACAGCGGGATGCTGAACCGGAGGCAGATTCAGCGACGATCGCGCTACTGAACGAGGCGCGATATGCCAACTTACTAAGTCAAATGAAAGGACTTATCCCCCATGTCTGAAGGCTTGTTACTCAACGGCGATCAGCAAAAAGAGCTGCTCGGAATCCTCACCGAGTTTCGCAAGACGTACGCGCAGCTCGACACCGATCAAAAGACGCTCGGCAAGGCGCAGAGCGAAACCCTGGTGAAGCTCGATAAGCTCACTGATGACGTGAGCGCGTTGCACAAGCGCGTCTCCGACGACAACACGAAGCGCCTCGACGTGATCGAAGCGGCGATGCAGCGGCAGACGAGCGAGCGGGCTCGCCCGAAGTCGATCGGGCAGCAAGTCGTCGAAGATGCGGCGTTTCTCGCCGCGATCAAAAGCGGCGGGCGCTTCGCGGTCACCGTGACGGTGAAAGGCACGCTCGCCGCGCTGGTGCAGCAGAAGGACATCATCAACCTCTCGCCATCACTGCCTGAACGGTCGGATTACGTGACCTCTCTCGCTCGCCCTCCGATGGGCGTGCGCACGCTGGTTCCGCAGGGCCGCACGTCGGCCGGCGCGATCGAGTATCTCGAAGAGACGACGTTCACCAACAATGCGGCGCCTGTGGCAGAGGGCGCGGCGAAGCCGAAGTCGGATAAGACGTTCACGCCGCGCACCAGCGCGGTGCGCACGATCGCCCATTACTTCAAGATGTCGAAGCAAACCCTTGACGATCTTCCGTATGTGGCGACGGCGGTCGAAAACAACGGCGTGTGGGGCGTGCAGTATGTCGAGGATAACCAGCTCTTGAACGGATCTGGCGCGCCTCCGAACCTGCAGGGCTTCAACACGGTAGCCACCGCTGCGCCGGCGCCCGGAACCGGCGCGACGCTGATCGATGCGGTTGGTACGGCGGTGTTCGATCTGGCGGCGAAAGGCTTTATGCCGGACGGTGCGGTACTCAATCCCGGGGATTGGGGCGCGGTCGCGATGATGAAGAACTCGCAGGGCAACTACCTGTTTGCGAATCCGATCGATTATGCGCTCGGCACGCGCCTGTGGGGCACGCGAACGGTGCAGAGCGCGCATCAGGCGGCGGGCACGTTCCTCGTCGGCGCGTTCCAGGGCAACTCGCAGATCCTCGATCGCGAGGACGTGAACGTCCAGGTCGCGACGCAGAACGAGGACGACTTCATCCATAACATGGTAACGATCCTCGTCGAAGAGCGGCTCGCCTTGGTGATCTACCAGCCGGCCGCGTTTGAGAAGGGTGTCACGCCGGCCGGGACGGTGGGTACGGAATCCGTCGGCGGCGAGACGCGCACGCGCAGGGGCGGATCGGCGGCGTAAAGTTTCGGGCCCGTTGCGCTCGGAAGCCGGCCGCTTGAAACCTTCCATCCCCTCTAAAGAGAAGGCAGGCGGCCGGCCATCAAAGGTTGTTATGGCAGACGAGAAAGACCCACCGAAAAAACGCAAGCCGGCGCGCACGCCGAAGAATAAGGCGCTCGACGCGCCGGAAAACAAGCTCGTGTCGCCTCCCGAGAACAAAGCGGCGACGGAGCGGCGGGACGGCGGCGAGGCGGACGAATGAGACTGCTCAACGTGGAGACGCTGAAGGGACCGGCCGTTGTGCCGGTGTCGCCGCAAGAGTTCGTCGACCACGCGCGGTTGAACGGGCTCACGGTCGATCGCCAGCCGGATTTGATCGAGCGTGAGCTGAACGCCGCCACGCAGCGCGCGGAAAGCTATCTGCGGCGCTCGCTCATCACGCAAACGCTGACAGGAGTATACGCGCCCGAGGCCTGCGGCTCGGCGACCGCTTACCTCATGCTGTTGCCGCGCGGCAAGGTGCAGTCGGTGGAATCGATCACGATGGGCGGCGAGACGATCGACGAGGCGCTCTATCGCCTCGAATGGAATACCGTCCTGCTCGACCAGCAGCTCATGGGCCTCGCCACGGTCGAATGGATGAGCGGCTACGGCGACGAGGCCGACGACGTGCCGGATGCGATCCGGGAGGGCATCCTGCAATACGCGACGCTGCTCTATGAAGGCCGCACGGGCGATCGTGAGGCGAAGTATCAGGCGTCGGCGGGCCGCACGCTGCCAGCGGGCGTCATCGACCTGTGGCGGCCGTTTCAGATAGAGTTGAGCGGATGAAGCCTATCAGCGTCGAAATCACCGATTCAACGGAGTTCCATTGCTTCCGATTGGTGTTGAATCCGCCATCGGGACAGAGGATCGAAATCATGTTGCACGCCGCGAGCCTGGTCAACCTGATCCACGAATCCTCTGTTGCTCTGTGCGCGTGGCAGCGGGAAACGTCGCAACGTCTGATCCTTCAGGTGACGGGTCTATCGGAATCTGAAGCGCGGGAACAAGGTTTGATCGCATGAACGCAAGCGAGCTGCGCGAATGGATCGCGTTGTTTCAGATGGAGCTGGTGCCCGATGGCCAGGGCGGCGCGCGTGAGCAAGTGCCAGCGGGCCTGGTCGCGGACGTTCCGGCGAAGGTGGCGACGCCGCGCGGCAGCGAGCGATGGGCGGGCGACCAGCTCGGGGCGCGCGTGCGCTACGAAGTCACGATCCGCTATCAGCCGGGGGTTACGTCGGTGTACCGCGTGATGTGGCGCGATCAGTTGCTCGACATGACCGGCGAGCCGGAAAACGTCGATGCGCGCGACGAATGGCTGAAGCTGATCTGCGAGCGGAAGGAAGCGGGGGCGCAGTGAAGGTAAGGGCGTGGGTCGAGATATCCGAGGAGCGCGAGATCGATCTAAGCCTAGAGGATGTGACTTCGGCGCTTGCGGAGGCGTTTGCGCGGGTCACGGATGAACAGGACGCTAAGCCCGCGCGATCGGATGTGTTGATGGCGATTAATAGAATCGGCACCTTTCTTAAGGCGCTGACTGATGAACAGCTCGGTCAAATGAATGTAGCGCAACTTAGGACCATCGGAGAGTTTCTAGACACTCAATCTGCGCGGTACCGCGCGATGCGCGAGCGCAAAGAGGCGGGGGCGCAGTGACGATCCTTCAACCTCGGCTGACACTGCGCGGTCTTATCATGCGCTGGATGTTGCGGTCGCGGGTTGGATGGGTACGCGGGCTGGGCGACGCATGGCTGCTGCGCGTGATCGAAAGGGTGAAATGATGGCACGCGTACTTAGCGTCAAAATCACGGGCGATGCCAAGATCAATCAGAACTTCGCCTATCTGCGCGCCAACTTTCCCGACTGGCTGAACGAAGCGAACGAGGCGACGGCCATCGTGATCCGCGACGAAGCGAAAGCGAACGTGAAGCACATCGACGCCTACGATACCGGCGAGCTGCACGATTCGATCACGTACAGCGTCTCGCCGCGCGGGCTGAGCGTGGTCGTATATTCGACGGCGAAGCAGGCGCCGTTCATCGAGTTCGGCACGGCGCCGCACTTCCCTCCCCTCGCAGCGATTCGCGCCTGGTGCGCGCGCAAGGGGATTCCGGTCGGGGCGGCGTTTCCGATCGCGCGGGCGATCAGCGAGCGCGGCACGCCGGAACGGCCGTGGCTGTATCCGGCGTACAAGGTCGGGATGCGCGGGCATGTGGACCGCATCCGGGTGTTTGTGGGGACGGAGCTAAGGAAGTTGCTCGCATGAGAAGCGATCCGTTTCGCACGCTCGACGACGTGGATGCGATCAAGCCCGAAGCGGCTGCGCATGAGCTCGCGGGGCAAGTCGGGCCGTCATCGGGACGCTGGCACGCGCCGGAACGGGCCGTCCAGGTTGCGGCGGTTCATCGTGTGGCTGGTGCTCGGGTGGAGATGGCGCGAGTAGTCGACGCGGCGGCGGAACGGCGAAGCGCCCGCTCGTTCGCCGCTGTCAGCGGAGACGGCCGAGGGCCTGCAGTAGCGAGTGCTTGAGGATCAGTTCCGATGGAGTGGGAGCGTCGGTGCGTGCCGGTAGCGGCTCTATGGTTCGGATCCACTCGGCGTAAGCCTGCTGGTGCGCAGCGTCGCCGAGCACCCATTCGAGCGCTTGGATCCACGTTGCATTCACGGCTGGATCGGCCGTGCAACCGGCCTTGAAGTGGGCGAGCTGGTTTTCGATCTCGGATTTCATGCGCATGGCTTTCCATGTTACCGCTCAGTGAAGTACAAACCGCGATCTTCGCCGCCCTCACGGCGGCGCTCGCGCCCGTGCCGGTGCAGGACCAGGCGGGGCCGAATCAGGTGTATCCGTATGTGACGCTCGGCGAGCTGATCGGCGAGCAGTTCGACACGCTCGGCGAGGAAGCGGCCGATATCGAGATGACGGTTCACGTCTGGAGCCGTCAGGCGGGGATGCAGGAGTGCCAGCAGCTCATGGCGGCGGCGAAAGATGCGCTACACCGCAAGCGGCTGCCCGCATCGGGCTTTCAGTGGGTCGATACGATCTGGGAATACGCGCAGACGCTGCGCGATCCGGACGGCATGACGCGGCACGGGATCTTACGGTTTCGGGTTGGGGTGTTCAGTCAGCAAGCTACAGCAAAGGAAAGGTGACAAACGATGTCTAAATTCACCGGAAAAGGCGCAGAAATACTTATCAAAGGCGGCGGCGCGACGCCAGCTTACGTCGCGGTCGGCCAGGTCGCGGAGATCGGCAACATCGACGTATCGGCAGACGAAGTCGATGTGACGACGCTCGACGCGGGCGACTATCGCGACTACCTGCAGGGGTTCAAAGATCCCGGCGAGTGTCAGCTCACCGTGCTCTTCGATCCCGGTTTAACCGGCCACAACGACGATCCGGACGGCCTGCTCGGCATCTTCACGTCGGGCGAAACGCGCGAGATGGCGATCCGCATGAACAGCTCGGCAGTGGGCGGCGACTCGTTCCTGCTATTCAGTGGCTTCATCCGTGACTGGAGCTTCGGCGCGCTCAATCCCGACGATCCGCAGCAGGTGCAGCCGACGATCCGCATCACGACGCCGATCATGCTGGCCGACACGCTGCCGACGACGGCGGCCACTGAAGCGTTGAATCCCGTGGAGAAAGCTGCGTAACTCATGCGCGAAAACGTAGTCGATGCGTCCGTCGAGATCCGGCTCGACGGAAAGGACTTCATTCTCCGTTACCGGGCGCTCGCCTTCATCGAGTATGCCGCCAATTGTGACGGCGATTTGCTCAACGACGTGCGCGCGCTCGGCTCGCAGCTTGCCGGGATTGAGGAGCTGGCGAAATCAGGTGACGCGAAGTTCGGGCCGCTGTTCGGCAAGGTGCGCGACATTCTGTGGGCCGGCCTGGTGGACGCTCAGCCGAAGCTCACCCGTGCGGATGTGGCGCGGCTGTTCGGGCTGCGCGACTTTCAGCCGACGGTGCAAAAGATCATGGAGGCGCTGATGGGCGGGTTGCCCGAGGCCTCCGAGGTTCGCCCTACGAGACCGGCTCCGATCAACCGGGGCCGGTCTTCACGGTTAGCCAATGGGGTCGCCTCTGGGCAACCTTCCGCGACGCCAGCGGCATCGGATACGGCGAATTCTGCCGTCTGACGCTGCGCGAGATCTCGTGGCTGCACGACGCGCAGCAGGCGCGGGAAACGATCGCGGATTGGCACACGGCGCGCGTCGTCGCGATGCTCGCCGCGGTCAACTCCAAACAGCGGCGCTACGATCCGCTGCGGTATATGGCGCGCGGGGCCGAGTTGAAGCGGCGTGCCAGGTCGGAAGCCGCGGCACAGCTGCGGCCGTTAACAGGCGATGAAGTACTTGCGCGGTTTAAACAGCTCGGGATGCGCGTAATCGATCAGCGGGCGAAACGGGAGTAACTACGATGGGTGCGATTAGCGGTGGCGGGCTCAGTCTCGGGACGCTCTCGATTGCGATCGAGGCGGCGGTCGATCAGGCGCTGAAGGACATTCAAAATTTCGGCACGGAAGTCGGCAAGGTAATCGACGAGCAGCAGACGAAGTGGCAGGGCCTTGCCAACGTGGGCGATGGGCTAGTCAAGGTCGGTGCGGCTCTGACTGCCGGCGTAACACTACCATTGCTTGGTGTCGGCACAGCCGCGGTAACGGTCAGCGAACAGCTCAATCAGGCGCGAGTCGGGTTCACTACCATGCTCGGCTCTGGTGAGGCTGCCAGCGCAATGCTCGCCAAGTTGCAGCAATTCGCTGCAACTACGCCGTTTGAGTTCCCAGACCTGGTCAAAAGCGCGCAGCGCATGATGGCGCTGGGGTTCTCTGCCGAACAGGTGATTCCGACGTTGCGAACGATCGGAGACACCGCGGCCGGCATGGGTTCGGGAAAGGAGACGATCGACGGCATTACGCTCGCGCTCGGACAAATGCAGAGCAAAGGCAAGGTATCTGCGCAGGAGATGAACCAACTCGCCGAACGTGGCGTTCCGGCGTGGCAGATCCTTGCGGACGCGATCGGGGTATCAATTCCCGAGGCCATGAAGCTGGCCGAAAAGGGAGCGATCAGCGCAAGCGAGGCGGTGCCGGCCTTGCTTGGCGGCATGAACGAAAAGTTCGCCGGCAACATGGATCAGATGAGCAAGACGCTGACTGGTCAGTGGAGCAATTTCAAGGACACGATCGGCCAGGCGCTCATTCCGATCGGGGAGGCACTCACGCCGGCGCTTACCGGCATCGTGAAGGCACTCACGCCGTTGATCGAGGGCCTTAAATCGATGGCTGAGTGGTTCAATACCTTGCCCGATCCGGTGAAAAATGCGGCGCTTGCCTTCGTTGCGGTGGCTGCGGCTGCCGGGCCGATCATCCTTGGGATCGGTGGCATTATCACGGCGGTTACCACGCTTGGCCCGGCGATCGCCGGCATTGCGGGCGCTTTGGGGCTTGCGTCGTCGGCCGCGCTTATTCCGTTCGCCGCCGCAGTCGCCGGCGTAGTGGCGGCGTTGGTCTTGATCGGCACGTGGGTACATCAGAATTGGGACGGTATCGTCGCGGCGCTCAGCACGGTTTGGGGCGGGATTCAGACGGCATGGGAGGGCTTCTCGGGTTGGGTAGCGGGCTGGTGGAATGCGATCTGGGGCGGCATCGTTACGATCTGGCACAGCGTGATGGACCCATTGTTTTCGGTCCTTGCGGCCATATGGGACGGTTACACGTCTCTCTGGGGCGCCGCGTGGGACGGGATTGTCTCGTTGCTGCAGGGGCTCTGGGGCGGCATCGTTACGGCATGGCACGCCGTGATCGACCCTTTCTTGTCGATATTAGCGACGGGTTGGGATTTTCTCGCCGGGGTGTTTACGGCTGCCTGGGGCGCGATCACGGCCGCATTGCAGGCTGCGTGGGGCCTCGTCGTGGGCGGCTGGAATACGGTGATGGGGCCGTTCATCGGGACGCTTTCGACGATCTGGGACGGCGCGAAGGCGGCGGCCGAGGCCGCGTGGGGGGCCATTTCCAGCGCGATCGGTAAGGTGCTCGATCTGGCGGGAAAGATACCGGGCGTGAGTGGCATCATCAACGGCTTTAAGACTGCGATCGACGGCGGGACGCAGGCCAATAAGGATCTCGAAAAGGCGCTCGATAAGAGCGTGACTCAAGTTGGCAACGCCGGCGCGGCGTTTACGGCCGCGAACCAGAAAGCCAAAGACCTGAAGGAACAAACCGATAAAACCGCGGCGGCTACTAAGGCGCACTCGACGGCCGCGGCGAATTCGGTTAAGGTACACGGCAAGCTCGCGCCGGCGTTAGACAAAACGACCGCCGCTGCCAAAGACGCGGAAGACAAATTCAAGCCGCTCATCACACGCAACGAGGATCTTTACGCGATCGCGAACAACGTCACGCAAACGCAGAAGAAGCTGGCCGAGAATACCGTCAAAGCGACTCAGGCTATGACCGAGTTGGGCGGCAAGCTCGAAACAGGCCTCGGGCCTGCCATCGCCTCACTCAACCTCGGCTCGACCCAGTGGCTCGATAAGTTCAGCGAACTGGGCAAGACGCACATTCCGAAGGTGATCGAGCAAGCCGGCCTGGTCAAGCCGGTGATCGATCCTATGGTGGGCTCGATCGCGTCGATGAACCAGGGGCTTTCGACGCTGGGCATTACGTCGTCGGCGACGTTCACACAGCTCGCCAAAGACGCACAAGCGGCGTACGAGAAGGTGATCGCCGCTCCGGACGCGACGCAATGGGAAAAGGACTCGGCGTTCCTTAAGCTGCTGGAAGCGCAAAAGAAAGCGGTGCTCGCCGCTGGTCAGGATTTCCCTGCAGCGACGGAGCAAATGATGGCCAATATCAAGACCAAGGTCGAAGGCAAAGCGCCGGATATTAACGGCGCGTTCACCGGCATGACGAAGGGCATCTCGACGGTAATCACTAACTTCGCGCAGGACATCTCGAAGTCACTGTGGGAAGGCGACGACTCTTGGGGCGAAAAGGGGAAGAAGCTGCTGACGTCGCTCGGCGAAGCGGTCACCAGTTCGTTGCTGGAACCCGCCGCGAACGCGATCGGCAAGCTCATCAGCGGCGCGCTTACTGATCTGTTGGGCGGCAACGGCCTCGGCGGCGTGCTCGATTCGATCAAGAATATCGGCAAGGGGCTGTCCGATGTGTTCAGCAGCGGTGGCGGCGCGGCGAGTGCGGCGGGCGGCGGCGGCGGCGGTGCTGGTAGCGCTGCGGGTGGAATCGCGGGTGTGGCGGGCGGGGCTGCGCTCGGGTGGGCGAACCTCGGCGTCTCGATCGTCTCGGGCGTGGTGAGCTTCTTCCAAAATAGCGAGCAAAACAAGACGCTCGACAAGGTTGTGTTGCACACGCTGCAGACGGCGAACGATCTGGCGAACCTGCGCGTGGACGACTGGGACCGCTTCGGCCAGTACGCGACGTGGAAAGACGACATCCTCAACGCACTCGGGCGAATCCAGGGCGATACGGGGATCACTCGAATCTCGATGCAGGAAACCGAGCATCACTGCTGGCAGGCCTCGGCGACGCTCGGCGACATGTTGAGCGACATGCGCGGGGGCGCTCCTGCAGCGGCGACGTTCATGGAGGACGTTGTCAATCTGCTCACTACGATGGTTGGCAAGCTCGACGGCATCGCCGGTGGCTCGATGACGATGAACCTCAACGGGACTGATCCCACGACGGTCGGCGGCATCATCGCGGGCAGGCTGCGCCGGCAGGGGGCGTTCGGGTGAGGGTTCGGGCCGCGGTCGGCGGCTACGAGTTGAGCGACGTCGTGCTGGTCGATGGCGCGACCATCCACCAAGACTCCAGCGAAGCCATATCGACGTGCGACCTCACGGTGTTCCAGCGATTCGGTGAATCGCGCTACGACGCGAGCGAATACGACCATGCGGCGTTTCTCTACGCGCACGAAATCCGCGAGTGGGATGAGCTGCTGGTGTGGGATCAGGACACCACGCAACTGCTGTTCGGCGGCTTCATTCTCTCCGTCCAGCGGGCGGTGGAAGGGCCGCACGTCAAGGTCAATATTCAGGCGTCGGACTGGGGCATCCTGTTCGAGCGCGCGTTGATTACGCAGTCGTGGCCGGATGGCACGCCGGATTCAACGATCATTGCCGATGCGCTGGCGCAAGTGCCGGAAATCTCGGCGGGCACGATCGTAACGCTGGTCGCGAACCTGGGGCTGCTGGAGGCGAAGGATCAGCGGATTCGCGACCTGCTCGATGACGTGTGCAAGTTGACGGGCGGCGAGTGGAACGTCGGCTATAACGGCAAGCTCAACTACTACGCCTCGGGCTCGATCGTCGCGCCTTTCGGTCTGAGCGATCAACCGAACGGCTCGACATCGATGCCGTACGCGCTGGAGGACTACAACCGCGATTTCAGCGACGCGGCGAATCGCGTGCTGGTGCTCGGCGCGGTCGGCGACGCCGGCGAGCTGCGCGCAACGGCGGAAGATTCGGCGAGCCAGGCGCAATTCGGCGTGCTGTCCGTGACACTGGTCGACCGCAATCTCGCGGACGCGACCACGGCGAACCTCTGGGCCCAGTCGGAGGTGGCGACGCGCTCGGCGCCCAAGCTCACCATCGGAGCGGCGTGCTACGAGGCCGGCCTCGCCCGCGGCATGACGGTCGAGGTCGAGGCCTCGAAATACGGGCTCTCCGCGGCGCTCATTCTGCGCACGCTCGAGGTCACCATTCTCGCGCCGGATCGCACGCGCACGCCGGTGGCGGGCCACAGGCTCAAATACCGCGCGACGCTCGGCAGCCGGCCGCCCGACCTGGTCTACACGCTACGGCGGATGCAGCGGCATCCGGTGCAGCAGACCGCGGCGCCGGCGACGTCTATTGCGCCCGGGACCATCGGGCCTGGTGATTTCGTCGCCGGCATCGAGCCGGTGATCGTGGTCGATGTGCTGCCGGCGCTGCCCGATCCGGCGTACTCCGCTACGGCCATCGTGCTGCTCACGACGGATCGCAAGCTCTACCGGCGAACCGGCAACACGTGGACGGCCTACGTCAACTCGGACGATATCGCGGGGCAGCTCAAGACGTCGCAATTCGTCCCGGGTTCGGTTACGTCGACCGTGCTTGCCGATGGCAGCGTCATCACGGCCAAGATCCCTTCTGGCGCGGTCCAGGCGCCGCAACTCGCGGGTGGGGCCGTCACGGCCGCGTCGATCGCAGCCAATGCCGTCACGGCGGCCGCCATTGCCGCGCAAGCGGTGACGGCGAATGCGATCGCAGCGAACGCCGTGTACGCCGAAGCGATCCAGGCGAACGCCGTTACGACTCAGGCGCTCGCTGCCAATTCCGTGGTTGCGGGCAAGATCGCCGCGCTCGCCGTTGTGGCAGGCAACCTTGCGGCGGACTCCGTGACGGCCGGTGCGATCGCCGCGGGCGCGGTGGTCGCCGCCAAGATCGCGGCGGGCGCCGTCTCTGCTGTCCATATTCAGGCCGGCTCGATCAC